TGGAACCCAAGAAATAAAAAATCTACCATTTTTATTTGGATTAAAAACAACTTCTGTATCTTTTATTCCTCCTAACCACTGAAAACTTCCTTGTGTTACTATATTGGTGTTTTTAATATCTTCGTTCCAATCAATTTGCTCATATATTTTAGTCAAATTAAACAATGAGGATTTAGCTTCGTCTCTAAACGCATGCTCAGTTGTTCTTGGAAATTGTCGATAAAATTCATTTAAAGCGTCTTGATCTTCTTTTAAACCATCAACTTCATTTTGCCAATAATTAATTACCCCTAATGTAATTGGTAAACCTTGTGGACCTTTTACTAAATCTTTCGGTGTTTCGAATACAGGTAAGCCATAAGAATCAATGTATCCTTCGTAGTTCCATTCCATAGGTATGAACAAACTATAGAGTCCCGAACGAGTCTGTCCGTTGCGGTTTCTTTGTGTAACGTCTGAATCATTGTATAATTTTTTAAAATTTCCACCACCTTTATCCAAAGCATTACAAGTAGAACCCATCATACATTTACCAATAATTCTACTACCTAATCTTAATGTAGTTTTTGTAACTCTCCAGTTATTTAAAATATTGTTTGGTTTTTCCCATTTACCACTTTCATCATGTACTAATAGTTTTAATTTTTCACCATCATA